TGAAGAATGGTCACAAGATACACGAAGCTATACTGTGGAGTGTAGCAGAAAATTAACAGAAGATGAAGTACACTTTGCAATGTCTGAAGCAGAAGTAGATTATGAAGAAGGAGGAACAACACATAAAATTCCATTAGATGATGGTGTTATTGCAATAGTTACTTATCATGGTAATGAATGGGGTGATACAGATTGTGAGATAATAAATGGAAAAGAGAACTTAGTAAGTGAAAAAAAAGATTGGGCTAGCAGATGACTGATATATTTTTAAAGCCAGAGATTGATGAGATCATAGATGAGATATCTTCTCGATTAAAAAAGGAATCTGATTACAGTACAAATCTTGTTCCTAAGTTTGTAAAATTAGTAACTTATATTGATGAGTTAGAAAGGATTAAAAGTAAATTATGAGTAAAGAATATTTTATAGATACTGACCAATTCACAGCATTGAGTTGTGATTTGGCAGATAGATTAATGCAATATGATTTAAAAGAAGATTATAATTCTTATATTGAAAAAGACGGTACAAGTACAAGATACACCGAAGCAGGACAAGATATATTTAATGGATTGATTGATGAGGTTGAAGATATTTTGGCAAGTCATGATATTTGGAATGATACTGACGTAGATATATCTTTTAAGCCAGACATAAAATTATTAAAAGATTCTAATCCTCCAGAGCAGAATGTTATACCGTTTAGAATCGGTGCTATCTCTGGAGATAAAGATGAGTAAATACAAAGTTCATATAGAATTACAGTTTGAAAAGAAACCAACAAGTATAGGTGTACTTCATAAATTATTTGATTTAATGTCCAACAATTCTATTAAATATACAATAGAGAAAGGTAAAAAAAATGACTAATATTAACAAAGAAATGATTCAATTATTACTATCAATTTTATCTTGGTATTTCATATGTTTCATTGTACCTTACGTGGGGTACTAAATGGAATTTAAAACATGGAAAGATAAAAGAATTTATGCAATAAATAGGGTACTTCAAAAGTATAGTACGGAAGCTAATGACGATTGTTATTATTACGAGGAGTATCAAAGAGTTTTATTATCAAATGCAAAAAATAAAAAGGAATATAAATATGTGGACAAGAAACGAAGCTGAGAATGAATTGTCTGCTCTATTGCAGATGGATGTTACTCAAGCATTAAAAAATTATGACGCAAAGAATGAAGAAAAAATAGAGATAACTCCTTGGCATTTAGAACAGATGATTCGATTATTATTAGAGGATAGGTTTGACTTTATTCAGACAGGAATTAATATGTTGAGTGAGTTAGACTATCAAGTTTCATCTGGTGCAGAGTTATCAACAGTAAAGTTTAAAATTAAATTATTAAAAGAACATTATAAAATGTTTCTAAATCAGGAGTAGTATATATGTACGAAGGTTATATAATTTTTATATTTTTAATCGTGTTCTTTTTAGCATGGTTTAATTAAGGAGATCTTATGAAAAGTGAAATTGAAATTTTAAGAAAAAATGTAAGAGACTTAGAAGAACAACTAAGAAATTGTAGAATAAGAATTAAAGAATTAACAAGTGAGTTATTTGAACGAAGAAATAAAGATAAAAATATTGAAACAACATTTAGAAAAAATGAGGGTGTATGGGCAGAGAATCCAGATGCTTTTCATATAAAAGATAATAAAGATGAGTAAAGATAGAGAACGAAGATTAAAAGCAACAGGGAAATTTTTTGTACCTCCTAAGAGAATTAAATATCTTTGGTTGAATAATATTTTTCCTGTTGTTTTAATTATTAGTTTACTTTTTTTAATTTTTAATTTATAATAGGTAAGTTATGGGAAATTCTAAAGCTATAAGTCAGGGTGCATGTCCCTTCTGTGATTCAAGTGATGCCTTCACATTGTATGATGATGGACATGGGTATTGTTTTAGTTGTGGTGGATATCAACATGCTGATAAGAATAATACAGAAACAACTGCTCCTGTTGGAGGTATCTCTCAACATATAGTAGAAAGAAATATCTCTAAGGAGACTGCTAAAAAATACGGTGTTACAGTTAAGAGTGTAGACACAGATTATTATAGTCACGATTATAAATACTACGATGAAAATAATTCTTATGTAGCTTCGAAGATAAGAAGGGTTAAGGATAAAGCATTTAGTTGTACAGGTAATCTTAGTCAAGCAGTTTTATTTGGGCAACAAGCATTTAAAAGTGGAGGTAAGTATGTAACTCTCTGTGAAGGAGAGATTGATGCTATGTCTGTACATCAAATGTTAGGTAATAAATATGCCTGTGTAAGTATTAAGTCTGGTGTTAAGGGAGCAGTCAAAGATGTGAAGAGTTCGTTTGAATTTTTAGATGGCTTCGATAAGATTGTTATTTGTTTTGACAACGATCAATATGGTAAAGAAGCATCTGAAAAAGTTGCTCAAATATTCTCACCAAAGAAATGTAAGATAGTATCTTTAAATTTAAAAGATGCTTCAGATTATTTAAAACAAAATAAAACTCAAGAGTTTGTTAAATCCTGGTGGGATGCAGAACCATATACTCCTGCAGGAATAATTAATCTAGGTTCTTTAGGAGAAGATTTATTTAAGGAAGAAGAAGTAGAGACGTGTCTATATCCTTGGACAGATTTAAATGAGTATACATATGGAATGAGAAGTAAAGAGTTAGTGACGTTTACTTCTGGTGCAGGTATGGGTAAGTCATCGGTGATGAGAGAACTAATGCATCACCTACTAATTAATACTGAAGATAACATTGGAGTCTTAGCATTAGAGGAATCAATTAAAACTACTGCATACAGTATCATGAGTGTATGTGCTAATCAAAGATTGTATATAAAAGAAATTAGAGAAAAGTTTTCTTCAGAACAATTAAAAGAATGGCAAGATAAAACTATTAATACAAATAGAATATTTGCATTCGATCACTTTGGTTCAATGGGTAATGATGAGATACTTTCTAAGGTTGAGCATCTTGCATCTGCAAAAGACTGTAAGTGGATTATTATAGATCACCTATCTATTTTAGTTAGTGGTCAAGAAGTAGATGATGAAAGAAAGTCAATAGATATTCTGATGACAAAGTTAAGAAAACTTGTAGAACAAACTAAGGTAGGTATGCTATTAGTATCTCATCTTCGTAGACCTTCTGGAGATAGAGATTTTAATAATGGAAGAGAAGTTTCGCTTGGACATCTTCGAGGTTCAGCTTCAATAGCACAGTTATCAGATAGTGTGATAGCTTTAGAGAGAGATCAACAAGCTGATGACCCTTCTTTAGCTAACGTAGTTAAGGTCAGAGTATTAAAAAATAGATACTGTGGAACTCTTGGAGTAGCTTGCCATTTATTTTACAATAAAGAAACAGGTAGGATTAAACAGATTCAAAATCCTTATTCACAAACAAACGATTTAAGTTCAACATTTGATCAAGCATTCTAGGAGGTATATATGAAATGTTATAACTGTGGAACAGATTTAATATGGGGTGGAGATCACGATACTGAAGATGATGAGGAACATGCTATTGTTTCTAATTTATCTTGTCCTGAATGTGATGCTTTTTATTTAGTGTATTGGGGTCATAAAGATAATAAAGAAGAGTGGACAAGTGGTTATAAAAAATGGACAGAGAATAAAAATAAAGAGCCAGAGATGTGGAAACATTTTTGTGAAGTAGAAGGGAGTCAAATGGAGATAGGTAAAGAAGAAGCATGTAGTTGGTGTGGGGAGGTTGAACATGAAAGTAATTCTTGATATTGAAACTGATGGTTTAAAACCTACTCAAGTTCATTGTGTGGTTGCTAAGGATATTGATACGAATGAAGTATATACTTTTCCTCCTCCTAGATTACATGGATTTTCAGCTTGGACTAAACAGGTAGATAAATTTATTATGCATAATGGAATTAGTTATGATGCTCCTGTGCTTAATAATCTTCTTGGAACTACAATTAAACCTAGTCAAGTTGTAGATACTTTAATTATGTCACAATTAATTTATCCATTAATTGACGGAGGACATAGCTTAAAAATGTGGGGAATCCGATTAAAGATTTATAAGGGTGGAGTAGAATCGTTTGATGAATATACTGAGGAGATGTTAGAGTATTGTAAGCAAGATGTAGAAGTCACTCATGCTTTATATAAACATCTTAATGTGAAAGCTAAAGGATTTTCTCCTTATTCTATTTCTTTAGAGCATGACGTTCGTACTATTATAGATGGACAACAGAAGAATGGATTTGAGTTTGATATGAAAAAAGCTTTGACTCTTTTTAATACTATTAAAGATGAGATGGATACTATAGAAAAGCAAGCTATTAAAACTTTTCCTAGACAAGAAATAAAATTAAAAACTAAAACTAATTATAAAGATTTTAACATTGGCAGTAGACAACAACAAGTAGAAGTTTTAATGTCAAAAGGTTGGAAACCTAAACACAGAACTGAAAAGGGAAATATTATTTTAAATGAAACTATTTTATCTAAAATAAAATTACCAGAAGCTAAGATGTTTAATAGATTTTTATTATTACAAAAAAGATATGCACAAATTAAATCATGGATTGAAGCTTGCGAAGAGGACGGTAGGGTTCGAGGTAAGGTACGTACTTTATCTACGGTGACAGGAAGAACTTCTGCTAATAGTCCAAACATGCAACAAGTTCCTGCAAAGTATTCTCCTTTTGGAGAAGAGTGCCGATCTGTATGGACAGTTAAGAATACAGATACACATAAATTAGTTGGAACCGATGCTAGTGGTTTAGAGTTAAGATGTCTATCTCATTACATGTATAAGTGTGATCCTAAGAATGCAAAAAAGTATATCGACCATTTATTAAATGGTGATATCCATACACTTAATATGGAATTAGCAGGGTTAGAAAACAGAGACCAAGCTAAAACATTTATATATGCTTTGATGTATGGAGCAGGTGCAGATAAAATAGGAAAGATTGTAGGTAAGGGTAAACAAGCAGGTCTATCTTTAATAGATAAGTTTTTAAAAAGTATTCCTGCTTTAAATAGATTAAGACAAGAGGTTTATAAAACAGCTAAGTCTGGAAAGCTAAAAGGTTTAGATGGTAGATTATTATATCCTCGTAGCACTCACTCTGCTTTGAATACCTTAATACAAGGAGCAGGAGCTGTAGTGTGTAAACAATGGTTAGTAGAGATGATTAAAGCTGTAACTAAAGAAAAGTTAAATGTTAAATTAGTAGCATCTATTCACGATGAATATCAGTTCGAAGTCTCTAATGAAGATGTAGAAAGATTTTGTCAAGTAACAAAGGAAGCTATAAAGATAACAGAAAGAATGTTAAATTTAAAATGTCCTTTGGATAATGAGTATAATGTTGGATTAACTTGGGCAGAAACTCATTGACAAGTGTATTATTTTTATGGTAAAATTATATTTTAAAAGGAGAAAAATTTATGAGTGTAATAACAGGTAAAGCATATTGGTGTGCAATAACTAATCCGAATACCACCTTTGATACTGAAGGTGTTTGGACAGTTGACGTTGCTAATTTAGATGCTAAAAATATTGAAGTGTTAAAGAAAGATGGACTTATCGTTAAGAATAAGGGAGACGATAGGGGAGATTTTGTCACTATAAAAAGAAAGGTTAAGAGAAAAGATGGTTCTAAGAATCGTCAACCAGAACTTATGGATGGACAAAAGAAACTAATTCCTAACACCATGGTGGGCAATGGTAGTTTAGTGAATGTTCTGTACTCTACTTATGATTGGGAGTACAGAGGTAGAAAAGGAGTCGGTGCCGATTTAAGATCTGTTCAAGTTGTAGATCTTATTCCTTATAGCTCAGATGAAACAGAAGCTTTCGATGTTGTTCCAGAGGGCTACTCATCTACTGATGCTGTAGGTGGAGAAGACGAGATTCAATTTTCTAAATAATGTGTGAGAGGGGGTGGTAGTAAATTTATTTTTGCTACCACTTTAAATTTTATGAAAACTATAGAAACTTTAGTAGAAGATATATATGATTTGTTTAGAAAAGACAAACCACCTATATCAAAAAAAGATGTAGAAGAAAATATTGATGTGTTTGTAGAAGAGTTAAGAAGTCATTTATTAGATTTTTTATATACAAAAAGAAAATCATCTAAAGATTTAAGACTATCTTTAATTGGAAAAAAAGATAGACAGATATGGTACGAATTAAATACTAAAAATAAAGAAGAAGAATTACCTCCAGAAGTTAGAATTAAATTTTTATATGGACATCTTTTAGAATCTTTACTTATTTTATTTGCTACTTTATCAGGACATAAAGTAACTAATAAACAAAAAGAATTAAATGTACAAGGTGTTGTGGGTCATCAAGATTGTTTAATTGATGATGTTGTAGTGGATTGTAAGAGTGCTTCAGCTATGGGATTTAAAAAATTTAAAAACGGAACTTTAGTTCAAGACGATCCCTTTGGCTATATTGGTCAACTTTCTGCTTATGCAACAGCACAAGGAAAAAAAGAAGCAGCTTTTCTTGCTATTGATAAACAGAGTGGAGCTTTAGCTTTACTTAAATTACATGATATGGAAATGATAAATGCTAATGAACGTGTTAAAAAAATTAGAACTTTTATACAAAAGGATAAACCTCCTGCTAATAAATGTTACGAAGATATTCCTGAAGGGTCTAGTGGTAATCGTAAGCTTGCTATTGGTTGTGTGTATTGTCCCCATAAAAAATATTGTTGGGCTGATTCAAACGGTGGTCAAGGGCTTCGTTTGTTTAAGTATGCAAGGGGCAATAGGTTTCTTTCACATGTTGCAAAGACTCCTGAAGTTGAGGAGATACTAGAGTGGTAAACAGTCATTGGGTTTTTAAAAAAAACAATAAATCTTTTACTCCTAATCTTGATAAGTTTGGTTTTGTTTATATTATAACTAATACTAAAAACAGTAGAGCTTATATTGGTTGTAAACAATATTTTCATTTACGAAATAAAAAAAAAGTAGAGTCTAATTGGAAAGACTATACTGGATCATCTCAATATTTAAATGATGATATTAAAAAAATTGGCAAGAAACATTTTATCTTTGAGGTTATTGGAGAATATAAAAACAAAAGAAGTTTAAGATATTACGAAATGAAATATCAAATGAAACATAATGTACTAACTACAATGATAGAAGGAACAAATCAAAGATTATTTTATAATGCTTATGTAGGGGGTAAATTTTTTCCTCCTATTGAAGCATATGCAAGAGGAGATGAGCATCCAAATGCAATAGGACCTCACAAAATAACTTTTAATAAACCAAGAAAAGAAATTATTGTTGCAAATTTAAATGAGTTTGCAACCTTAAATGGTTATCAACCTGCTAGATTGTATCAAGTTAAACAAGGATATAATATAGACTATAAAAAACCTGGCAATAAAAATACTAGAAATAAACATAAAGATATTATTAAAGTTGAAGAAATGTAATGAAAGAATATTCTGTAGATAATTTAGAAAGACATGCAAAAGAAAGTAAAGAAAGAACATTATATATTGCTGTAGTTTTACAAGCTCTTTTAGATGCTACAAAACCACAAGATAAAAACGAAACTAGTGTAGCTATAATTAATAGAGATAGAGCTAAAGCTTGGTTCTTTTGTAGTGTTGGTGTTACATGTGATAATTTTGAGTACGTGTGTGAGATGGCAGATTTAAATGCTACTTATACAAGAACTTTTGCTTACAAAGTTATACAGTCAAAAGAAATAAAATACATAAGAAAAAGAATTAATACTTTACTATCAACATAGCTTTGTTATAATTAGAAGAAAGGAATAAAATGAAATCAATGGATGAAGCAATAAGAGAAACAGTTAAAGAACAAGGTAATAGTTTTAAGAAAACAAATATAGAAAAAGAAGCTAGGATTGCTACAGATAGACAGGTAGGTGGTGATCATTACAAGACATGTAAGATACAACCTGTTGATTATATTGTAGAAAATAACCTTACATTTCTTGAGGGT